AGAACGCTTCTAAAAACAGATCACCCATCATTACACGTAGTTTAAACCAATCCCAAGGTGCTGTATCTTCATGATAATATTTTAATTCATCAAGAATATATACACCAATTGCTGCGCTAAGATGTGTTAGGTTAGCTTCACCTTGGTAAGATTTATTTCCACGTGTACTGTTACGAGTAAAGTGTTGTTGAATTGTATCCATTGCAAACACTAAGTAGCCTTCAAGATCTGCTGAAGGACTATGCTTCAGGAGACTACACGCAATATGAGCTCTAGCTTTACGAATTTTCTTTTCGATATATTGTAGTTGCTCTTGCATTTTTATTCCTTTATTATATTTTATCTACTTTAATACCACTGAATTCTAATAACATACGAATACCAGCATCATTTTTATAAAGTTCTTTAAAAACAAATCGAGTAATACCACTTTGTATCATTAGCTTTGCACATTCTATACACGGTGATAGTGTACAATACATTGTAGCACCTTCAGCTGAGCTAGTAGTCTTAGCTAATTTACAAATAGCATTTGATTCTGCATGTATTACTTCACGCTTTGTTGAACCATCTTGTTCTTTACATTCGTTAGGCATGCCCGAAGGCATACCATTAAAACCAAATGCAAGTATGTTGTTTTCTTTTACGACTATAGATCCGACTTTCTTATCGGTATCATGAGACATATCAGCTATACGTATTGCTAAATCCATATAAAGCTTATCATACTTTCTTTGTTTATTCATTTTATATACTCGTAAATTCTGAAGTTTCTACATAACTTAATCTACCTGTATCACCATCATAAGTGGCAGCTCCAGCTGTACCTGTAAGACCTGTGAATCTTGATTTAAGAACTCGAAACTTAATTGTATTTCGTTCATTCGGATTCTCTGATACAAGGTTTCTGGCAAATGCGATAATATCAAATGAGATTTGTTTGATTGAACCACTTCCTTTAATGTCATCGATTGATGCAAGGTTACCCTCCTCAAATGACTTTCCGCCACCTGGTGATTTTCTTAAGTGTGATATTAAACCTAGCCAAACATTATGTTTCTTTACAATCTTTAGTAGATCACTCATCATTTTATCTATTGCTTCATTCCCACTAAGGCCTTCAGTCCCCTCACTAACTGCGATGGTAATGTGGTCAAGAACCAAATACTTACAACCCATAAGAGCCATGTATTCAATCTTGTCAATGAGACTAGCGTCACCGACCGATCCTTGGTGATCGAGCAATACAAGTCGCTCAGTTCCAAACACATGTTCAAATCCTGCCCGCTCGTCCTCTTCGGAAATGTCTTCTCCAGAGACTGCATTCTTTCTAAGAAACATACCAATGAATTTCTCGGCGGTATCTCCGACCGATTCTTCGAGAGATATGAGACCGATTTTATCATCAGTCTTAGCGAGTAAGTCAAGAACAATTTCTTTAATAACCGTGCTTTTACCGGAACCCGTGCCCGAAGTAAATAATGTAATTTCACCATGTCTAATTCCTTTTAGTTTATCATTCAAACCTTTCAAGCAATCAGGATAAGGTATTGATTCTGTATTTCTTCTTTGCTTGTATTGTTCCCATACTTTTTCACCGACTACTAAACCAGCAGGAGACCAGGTTTGTGCATCCCAGTATGCTCTAAGTAAACTTTCAGATCCGCATGTTATTAGTTGTTCACATGGATCTTTAGCTTTTAGTTTAGCTACTTTTACTTTACCAGCACCTATAATCTTGCTTGCTTTTTCTACAGCAACTTGGCCTGCTTCATCGTTATCAAACATTAATATTATCGATTCAAAGGTTCTTATCCAAGATCTTTGTTCTAGTAAAACTTTTAATCCTGTTGCACTTGGTATTGAAACAACTGGAAATATTTTCTTATACTTATCTAAGAATGATTGAGCAACTGCACAAGCATCCAGTTCACCCTCAGTAATTACTAATGTCTTACCACCAGTCGCAGCATTTTGACCGAATAATTCTGTGTCATTAAAGCTACCATGAATTTGAAATGATTTAGGTAGTATTCTTTCTTTGTATGCTACAACAGTTCCATTTTTAGTATAAGGATAGTAATGTGATCTTCCGAAACCTTCAGGACTAACAGCCATTTTAATTCCGAAGTGATCGATCACTTGCTTTGAAATGCCTCTCGACATTATTGCAAAGCTATTTAAATCTTTTATCTCAGCTAACATATTAGTTGAGCTTTTAGTACTTAAGTCTTTGAAATCATTCATTTCTTTTACTTTCTTTTTAGTTGAATAACTACAGGAAAAACAGTGTGCACCATCTTCATAGATCGTATAGGCATCTGATGAATCGCATTTAGGGCACTCCGTTTGTATGTATCTTTTCTGCATAATCTTCACTTTCTTTTATGTGTTCAGGTTTTAAATCACTAACAGTAACATGAAGAAACTCTTTTCCTTTTGCTACAATTACTTTATATAGCTCTGTATAATATACTTTATTATCATTAAACTCTTCAAAGATACCTTGATAAGTATCAAATAAAGGTTTAAGTATATTATCCAGGTCAGCTCCTTTATTAGACATTCCTGCAACAATATAGAATGCAACTTGATCAGAACCAAAGGGCCAGTCTTGACCCATTAGTTCATCTCTTAATTCATTCTGATAATCCAGATATACTTTCTGCTTTATCGTCTTGTTTCTGTGTGTCATTACGTTTGCTGATAGTGGCTTTACTCTGAATGTGTGTTCTAATAGTTTCATATTCTTCCCATGAGGTTAACATTCTTAGTAGTTTATATGAGAGTTCAAGTTCATATCGTTCATAATTATGATACTCCCATTCTTTAATTACTCTTTCCCATCTGTCTGCTGGAGTTATAATTTCTTTTAGTATTGCTTCAGCTTTCTTAGGACCAATACCTTTAATACCTTTAATATTATCGGTGTTATCTCCAGTTAAACATTGAATCATTAAGTTATAGTTTGCAGTATTGTCATCAATAAAACTCCAGGTATTCTTACCATAGTTATAATGGTTACCTGGAATTTGTAGTAAGTCTTTATCAATACCACATATAACATACTGCTCATCTTTTGCGCGTGCTTCATAACCCCATATAGAAACTAAGTCATCAGCTTCCATACCAGTAGAAGCAACAGCACCTTTACTCATTGCATGTGAATGTAAAAAGTTTAATCTTTTCTTAATACCTTCGTCTAGTTCAGGACGTTTAGATTTATAATCAGAACTTAATTGTTTTCTGAAATTATCTTTACCTTTTACTGCATAGAGAGGAGAGAGTTCTTCATCATCTGCAAATGGATTCATAAGTTTATTTGTTACTTCTAATTCCATTGTTCTACAAAACTTATCGTAACTGCTTGCTAATTCTTTATCACTTGCTGCATTGTATGCAATCTTAAAGAATATAGAATCAGCATCTATAAACATATTTATTTTCTTCATTATATTTCCTTTCAATTAATGAACATCAGCATAAGTATTACCGATTGTACCTTCACCTGCCATAATTTCTACACCTACATTCTTAGGTCCTTCAGCAAATGAATCTGTTAGAATTTTTAATACACGTTCTGCATCTTTTTCAGCTACAGACCAGGCAACTTCATCATGATAATAAAGTCTTGGTTGTGCATCAAGTTTTTCTTTCTTAATCATTTCCATTTGATATACTAATGCTGACTTAGTTGTAATTGCTTCACAGCTTTGTAGTAAATAGTTTAAGGTTTGATAAGGTTGAGGAGTATATACTCTACGACCATCAAGACCTGGTATATAACCTTCAGGACCATGATTTACAGTAGTATTCCATATACTTTCAATTCTATTTTTCAAAGATTTTAAACCGGGAATAGCATCACCATACTTAGACATAGATTCTTTACCTGCTTTTAGATTACCTGAACCCGTTAATACTTGACCAAGTTTTGTAGCACCTGCACCAAATAAGAAAGCATATATCCAGGTCTTTGCAGTACGTCTATCAGTACCAATAATATCTGCATTATACTGGTGTATATCTCCAGACAATATTTGATTTGTTAGTTCATCTGATTTAACATAATGTGCAAGAGATCTAAATTGATTACCACTAGAGTCAGCACCTACAATCTTTCTTCCAGGTTCTGCTATAAGTAATTCTCTTAGTTCTTTACCAAGTTCAGCATCAGCTGCAGGTAAGTTAGCAATTACTTCATGCCTACATCTGAATGTTGGAGTACCTACAATCCATAGTTTACCATGTAATCTATTATCTTTTAAGTCTCTCATCCATCCTTCAACAACACCTTTACGTGATCGAAGTGTAGTCCAATGATGTATACATGAACCATCAAATCCAAGTTTATCTAATGAAGTCTTAGTTAGTTTAGGTGTTTTCTTTACAAACTCACGACCTATTCTTTCCATTTTCCAATCATCAGGTTCCCATCCAATTGAATATAGATATTCTTTAACTTGTTCTAAGTTACCAAGGTTAGCTGGTGCAGTAATCTTTCTTTGAAATTCTTTACCTGCTGGCCAAGCTCTTGTGTCTTCTACAGCTACTGGCTTATTTAGATACTCTGATAGTATACGTGCAGTTGTTGCAGTATAATATCCTTTCTTTGTAAACTTAGGTAGCTTAGGAGTTTTATCAATTAGCTTTGTAACTTTAGGAAGTTTAGGTTCAATATTATTTTCAATTACTGACATACGTAATTTGATTTTATCTAACAATTTCAAGGCGTTAGCTGTATCAAATTCCCATCCGTAGTATCTACAATATGCATCGAACTTTGCAGCTTCCATTTCAGATTTAATACCTTCACGAATAAGAGGCTGAGGCTTTGCTAATCTTTCTAGTTCTTCCATTAGTTTCTTAAAGATAACATAATTTAATTGCACATCTCTACTACAATATACCATCATCTCATCAGAGAATCCTGACCAATCATCATAGTCTAACTTAGGATACTTTAAATGTGCACCCCATCCTGCTAGTCCATGTTTATGTGGTCTTCTATAATTTAATACTTGAGATGCAATCCAGGTATCAAAGAACTTTTTATCATACAAATCAATACCATATATCTTTAGTATCATTAATGCATCAAAGCCAATACCATTATGTGCAACAAGTAACTCAGCATTCTTTAGCATTGCTAAGCCATGTTCAATGTTACCTTCATATTTATTTGAGTGATCAGTGTATCTCATGATACGACCACTATCAATATCTTTCATTACTAAACACCAAATCTTAGTTGCGTCTAGTCCGTCTGTTTCTATATCAAATACTAACCTCATTAGGTTCCTTTCCATTTGAGCAACGCGGGCAGATCTTTAACTCTTT